TCTAGCAAATACTGTCTCATAGTCAACTAAGTTATATAAATCTGTTGTATCTTTTAATCTTGTATTTATTTTAGTTTGTATATCTTGAGGAACTGCATATCCCCCATCTTCATCTATATTTTCAGATATAGCATTCATTTCTTGCTCTGTTAAATTTAATCCTTTTTGATTTTTTTGTCTAAGTAAATTATCAGCTATAGCTTTAGTAAATAAAGAGCCATTATATGCAATTTCTCCCTCCCCAGTATTTATTGTATTTACAAGTGCCGTTCCTTCTTCATTAAAATTATTTTCTATATTATCTTTTCTTTTTTGAACTTCAATTTTCGCTTGAAGTACATCTATTTCGTCTGATGCATTTTTTAATTCTTCTGTTGTTACATCACTTTTATTTAATAAATTTGTTAAGTCTTTACTTTTATTATCTAATTGATTTAATAATTCTCTTAATTCTTTTGACATTTTCTATAACACCCTTTCTTTTTGGCATAATAAAAAGCTAGACACATATTTATTTTTAAATGCTAGCTTTTCTTTTAATTTATTTATTTCATTTTCTTTTAAATTTTCATCTACTGTAATTGTATTTGCTTTAGGATCTAAGTTAATTTCATCTTTCATGTTTCTTATCTTTTCAATAACATCTGGTGGCAACATGCCTGACTCATTTGTATTATTAATTAGTCTATTGCTTGTATCAAACATTATTTCATCTACAAATCCTAGTTCTTTAGCTTTTTGAGCATTCATAAATGTTTCTTTGTTCATTAAATCTAAGAGAGTCTCTTCACTTAATCCTGTTTTGAGAACATAAGCATTTGAAATTGCTTTATTACATTCTTTTAGTATCTCTGAACCATGTTCCATAGCTCTATAGTCACCTTGCATTACTCCAGAAGCATTATGTATCATAAATCTTCCTGTTGGAGAAATTTTTAATACATCAACT